CTGCCTCAGTTTGCTAAGGATCTGGGCCAGTCTCCATCTGACTTTGAGGTCTTCCGTCAGGTTAAGGATGTGAACCACCAGTTGTGCGGCAAGTGCAACGGTACGGGCCAACTGAGTAAGCGCTGCCAGTGTGCTGGGACGGGGAAAACCCTCGACCGTAAGGAAACTGAGTTTCAGGGCGTACCCGTTTATAAGGAGTGCAAACGGTGCGAGGGAAGAGGGTACAGCAGACCTAAATCCTCAGTGGCGTACCGCGGCGTTCTGGCCGAGCTGGACAGCCTTCCCGATCGTACGTGGCGCTACAGCTGGAAGCCGTTCTATGAAAGTCTGGTAACGAAATGCTATCAGGAAGAAAGTAATGCTGACGCTCAGCTGGGGAAAGTAACAAGAGCGCATAATTCGATATAAATATCACTTTTTAGCGTCACGTTACTTGCAAAGTTGCCGTTTTTGTGTAAATTTGACGTTAACGATGGGCATTGTATGTTCAAAGTTAAGAAACCCGCCACCGAGCGGGTTTTTTTGTTATTATTCCCTTTTTTACTATAGGGGATAAATATGGCTTGGCCTGGTGTACCTCATCCTTTTCTCTCGGGTGATTACTTAGATTACGGCTTCTTAAACGTAACCAAAATCCCAACGATAGTTGTTGATTCCGGATTCGCATGGGATAGCGTCCTCGGTGCTTTTATTGCAGGCCTAATACCTGCTTATATTGCGTGGTATACAATTAAGAAAAATATATCAGCCATGAAGGAAGATAGACTTCATCAGCAGGAATCCTTTGATAAAGACAGGAATGCACAGCTTGAAATTGCTACCAAAAATATCAAAGCGCAGGTAATATCTGCAAACAGACAGCAGTGGATAAACAACTTAAGAGAGTCAACGGCTGATTATCTTTCAGCGGTTCATTCTCTAAGGAAGTCTCGCACGATAGCAAGGCACTGCGTAGCTTTATCAAAAAAGGATGGCACTGATTTTTTAATGGTCCATAGAGATGCTATCAATTCTATGACTAGTGATGCGCGTATTGTTGAGAATTTAAAATATAAAATCATGCTTTTGGTCAATCCTGCTGAACCCGAAGCGATTGAGATTACAAGGATTCTGCAGGAAATTTCTTCAAATACGGGGTCGTTTCAAAAAAAACCAAATAAACAAAAGCTTTATGCTCTGAGTAAAGATTTGATCGCAATTACACAAGTATATTTAAAAAATGAATGGGTAAGGGTTAAGGATATTAACTAAATTCTCACATTGTAATTAACAGGCTCGCTTCGGCGGGCTTTTTTTATTCCCCTCATTTCTGAGAGGACTCACGGCAATAAGAGGGGGCTAAATGTCCGATCCGATTTCCGGCACTGGGTTGACCGGTGGCGCCCTTACGGGTGCCAGTGTCTATGGACTGCTGACCGGGACAGATTACGGTGTGGTGTTTGGCGCGTTTGCAGGGGCTGTATTCTACATCGCCACAGCCGCAGACTTGGGCGCGGCACGCCGAATGGCATATTTCGTTGTGTCTTATATCGCCGGTATTCTCTGTTCTGGCCTGGTGGGTTCGAAGCTGGCTAACTGGACTGGCTACAGCGATAAACCTCTGGACGCCATTGGTGCCGTTATTGTTTCTGCATTAGCCGTCAAAATCCTGACGTTCCTGAATAACCAGGATGTCGGCTCGCTGGTGGCGCTGATAACGCGCCGGGGAGGTTCTGGTGGTACTAAATGACCCGACAGCAACTATCAACGCGCTGATCTGCGCTGGCGTAGTTCTGACTCTGATGTTTTACCGCCGGGGTGATTCACGGCATCGCCCGTGGGTTTCCCGCCTGGCATGGCTGATTACTGTCACGTACAGCGCCGTGCCACTGGCCTACCTTTGCGGCATTTATCCTCATTCATCGTGGGCCACCATTGGGGCCAACGTCCTTTTCCTTTCCGTGCTGGTGGCCGTCAGGGGCAACGTTGCGCGTCTGGTTGATCATCTGAGGCAATAATGAATCAAACACAATTTCAGAAGGCGGCTCGTATCAGCGCCGGGCTGGCCGCGCGCTGGTTTCCGCATATTGACGCTGCAATGAAAGAGTACGGCATAACCGCTCCGCTCGATCAGGCCATGTTTATTGCCCAGATGGGGCACGAGTCTGCCGGGTTTACACGGGTGGTTGAAAATCTGAACTATGCAGCTGAAAGCCTGGTACCAACATTCGGTAGTCACCGCATCACCGCACAACAGGCCGCAGCCCTCGGCAGAACGGCAACGCAACCGGCTAACCAGAAGGCAATCGCCAATCTGGTTTATGGAAATGAGTGGGGCAAAAAGAATCTGGGTAATCAGGTGGCGGGCGATGGATGGAAATACCGCGGGCGTGGACTGAAGCAGATAACCGGGTTGAGCAACTACCGCAGCTGCGGACTGGCGCTGAAGCTGGATCTGGTCACCCACCCGGAACTGCTGGAGCAGGATATCTACGCTGCACGTTCTGCTGCATGGTTCTTCGCATCCCGCGGCTGCCTTCTTCATTCCGGCGATGTGGAGCGCGTAACGCTGATCATCAATGGCGGCCGCAACGGGCTGGATAAGCGGCGCATTCTGTTCAACCTGGCAAAATCCGTGCTGGTGTGAGGTCAATATGGGTATTGAAACGATCATCGGTCTGGCCGCGGCAGTGATAGCAGCCATTGCTGGCGCTTTTGGCCTGGGCCACGTTCGCGGCACCAGCAAAGCCGAAGCAAAAGCAGACCAACAGCGAACCGAAGATAGCGCCGCGGCCACGGTCGCTGTGGCAGAACGCCGGGTTGAAGCAACGAAGGGGGCCAGCAATGTACAGCAGACTGTTAACCATATGCCTGGCGACGATGTTGATCGCGAGCTGCGTGACTCGTGGAAGCGCCCCGGTGGTGGTTGATACTGCCTGTGACTGGGTAAAGCCAATCTACCTGACCGATCATGACATTGATGTGCTGGATAAGCAGACGAAGAAAGACATCCTGGCGCATAACAAAGCGTGGCAGGCGAACTGCCAAACACAAAATGTTCAGAGACCTAAATAGCGATCTTCTTTTACAGCTTGCAACTCAGTAAAGTAATTGATCTGGTGCATACTTACTGATAAATGAGATTGAATAAAATCCTTTTACTTTTAAAGTTACCTCTCATTTCACTGGAGACGTAACATGAGCAAGACGCCGCGTTTAACGTTAGAAAAGACATTCCTCTATGACCAGAATGATGTCTGTATTCGATATGAGATTTATTTAGATAAGAATATTCATCCCCATAACGTGGATTTGATTTTAGTCATCCAAGAGGATGAAAAAAGCCGAATCATTGTTGAAAAAATACACCCTAACGCTCAGATACAGCAAAGCTCCGGGTTTCAACAACAAGTGGGAGCTATGTTCAACCCTGGGCCACTCCAAGTGGCTAATGCTGATGCATATTGCTCTAAACATTTCGATAAAAGTTATTCGTAACTCTTACTGCTTAAGATGCATTCCAGCTAACCGCCTCCGGGCGGTTTTTTATTGCCATCATCATGGGTAGACCCATCGTAATGTCTATAGCGGATAAAACCTAAAAATACCCTGTAGGGGATAAAACGCAGCCTGGCTTAAGCGGG